AATGCCGAGGCCGACTACTGGTGAACGTAGAACACGTCCTAAGAAACCTTTTGGGGAAGCTGCAGACCCGCGAAACGGCCAAAGAGTGGCGATGCAGGTTCCGACTACGCGTTTGGTGGAGCCGTTTGATCCGCCTGAAGGTATTGAACATGAATGGAGTTTGATGGCCTGGGAAGAGTTTTGGAACGACAGAGCATCCTATCTGCTTACCAACAGTACCAAGGATATCTTGATTAGATGGATAGACGCGCTACAGCGATATTACTGGGCCAACGAGGAAGCCGACAAGGATCCGGTTCAGACAGGAAGTACCGGTCAGCCTGTATTGAACCACTACTACAAGATCGCCGAACGTGCGATCTCCGTTGTGCAGAACTGTGAAGCCCAGCTTGGTATTGGTGGGCTGAACGCATCTAAGTTTGGTTTGGCTGTATTGCAGGAACGTAAAGGACTACAGGAGATTAACCATACTTTTATAGAAGCTGAGACTGAAAATGACAACCGACCTGAAACAGACCCAAGAGCCGACCCGGATTGATCCTCCTTGTACGGACTGTGGCTGGGAAGCTCTACCAGGACAGTTTTGGCCTACTTATGGCGATATGGCTGTTAAGTGGATTGAGACTAATCTGATTCTTCCTGAGGGTGACACTTTTGGTCAACCGTTCATGCTGAGAAGAGATCAGAAGAAGTTTCTTTGGGAGTGGTACTCTTATTGTGGAAGATGTGGGCACTGGCGTTATACTGAGGGAGTGAAGGGCGCTGCCACGGGTGATGGGAAAACAAGCTTCATCGCGGCCATCGCTATTTTGGAGTTTGCGGGACCCCCTCAAATCAGACCAAGCTCGCCTATCGTTGTTGTAGCAGCTGTCTCATGGGAACAGGCCAATGAGCTGTTCCGTAAAGCAGGCCAGATGGTCGGTGGTCGCGGTGATGAAATCACGGAAGCACCGCTATGTGGTATGTTTCATGTCTTTGACGCCCGAATTGTGTACAAGGACGGTAAGCCTGGCATGATCGAGCGGGTCGCCGCTGTGGCGTCCTCTAACGAGGGCGGCCTGCCGACGTTGCTGCTCTGTGACGAGGTGCATGAGTGGGGAGACCCTGGCAGTAACAAGGCGCGTTTGATGACGGTTGTTGGCAAGTCTCTCAACAAACGTAAGACCGCTCGGGGACCAGGCCGGATGCTGAGTCTGTCCACCGCTGGTTTTGACAAACAGAAATCTCTTCTTGGGAAGATTTATCAACGAGGGAAGCTGGCGGAATACTCTCCGCATTCTGACCCTAAGTTCTTGTTCGACTGGCGTGAAGGCGACCCCTCACTAGATCCTGAAGATCCTGATGATAGAAGGCAACTTATCATTCAGTCTAGTAAGGCTGCTGGTGTTCTTTGGGATGTTGAGGCTAGAGTACGTGCCTGGCGTAAACCCGATATGCCCCCACACGAATGGCTACGATACTACGCCAATCAATGGGTTGATGTTGCCGAGGACTCGTGGCTTGCTGACTATCCCAGTGCCTGGGATCATTGCAGAGGAACATGGGAAACGCTTCCGGAGAATCCTTTCACGGTAGGCGTAGACATGTCCATGTCTCGTGACACCACTGCCGTGGTCAGGGTTGAGAAGCTTCAAGACGACCGCTTCGCAGTCATGGCGAAGATCTGGCGTAAGGAAACCAGTACCGGGAAGATTGATTTTGTTTCGGTGTTCGATTATGTACGGAAGATCTCCAAGGGTACGGAGTTCAGGGGCGTTGTCTATGACCCCAAGTACTTCCAGCTTCAAGCCGCACAACTTGAAGACGAAGGCTATCTTTGTATTCAGTTCGATCAAGCTCAGCCGCTAGATGAGCCTGTTCTTACGCCTAATGGTTGGGTAGAAATAGGTTCTCTAAGTGTTGGAGATGAAGTAATTGGTGCAGATGGTTTTGTAACAACGGTAGTAGACGTTCAAGATAAAGGGATTCATTCAACCTATAAAGTAGAATTCTCAGATGGTTCTTGGACTCGATGCAGTGAAAATCATTTGTGGAAAGTGAAGACTGCTCAAGAGCGTAACAGAGGCTATAAAGGCTCCGTTCATTCTTTGCATGATATAGCTAAAATTGGATTGAAATATAGAAAGGCTTCACGGCATTTTATTCCTGTTGTGGAGACTGTAGAGTTTTCCGATAAAAAGTTTCTACTGGATTCTTATGTTCTGGGGGCTTTGCTAGGAGACGGATGCTTTACAGGGGACACAACTCCATTTTTGACATCTATTGATAGCGATATTGTTGAGCGTGTTTCTTCAAATCTCCCTGGTGGTGTCTATGTTAAACCGGCTTCTGATGGGTGTCATTATAGGTTTTCATCACCTGGTGGTTGGAAACCTAATCCCTTGACAGCAGTGTTGAGAGATTTGGGTCTGTACGGAACTAAATGTGAAAATAAGTTTATACCTTCAGAGTATTTCTTGGGTTCAAAGCAGCAAAGACTTGATTTGCTCAATGGACTAATGGATACAGATGGTACGTGTGCACAAACTGGCTCAGCTTCATTCTTTACCACTTCTCCTGGTCTACGTGACGGTATTGTGGAACTTGTTCGTTCTCTAGGTGGAATTACGCATGTAAGAGAGAGAGCACCTAGAGGGAAGAATAAGCTACTTGCTTATGTTATCAGTATTGGATTTGATAACGGATTTAATCCATTTTGGTTGCCACGAAAAGCGAAACTATACCATCGTACCATCCCGGTAAGTAGGGCTATTTCTAGTATTGTTTATCTTGGTGAGATGCCCGTACGTTGTATCTCAGTTGACAGTGTAGATGGACTATACGTGACACGAGACTACATTGTTACACATAACTCTCCTGCACGTATGGCCCCGGCCTGTGGTACGTCCTATCACAAGATCCTCGCGCAGCAGATCGTCCATGACGGCGACCCGGACCTTGCCGACCAGGTAAAAGCGGCTGCTAAGAAGGACACGGACGCGGGCGGGTTCTATCTGCGTAAGGCGCTGTCTCGGCGTAACATCGACTCTTGTGTGGCTATGGTGATGGCGGTATGGGAACTAGAACAGGGTCCCGAGTTGCCTCCTCCTGCGGGTGTGAAGTCTGGTGGAGCAGAAGTAGGTGAGGACTTTTGGCGACCCAAGTCACGGCTCTTCTTGGGATAGCACCTAGTAGTGATGCTGGTCAGGTGTTCTTCCAATACGGAGCACTAGGAGCTATTACAGTTGTTCTACTGGTTGTGGCTAGGGTGATGTTCATGCGACTTCAAGAGAACTTCGATAAAGAGAGAGAACGAGCGGATCGCCTTGAGGCAGAGCTAAGGAAGCTTAACGAGACGATTCGTACTGAGTATCTTACAACTATCTCTCTGGCTACCCGTGCTATTGCTGATGCTTTGGCTGCTGTTCAGCGGAGGAATCAGTTATGTCAGATACCACTATCGATGAGCTTATTGAAGAGTCCCGTGAGTTGCGCGAGCGTTTGGTGAGGTATACGGAGACGCTACAAAAATTTACAGAGGAGCTTAACAAGGAAAGCAGAAGTAAGGAGGCGCGTGATGATGAAAAATAATAACAACAGACCAGAGCTCATCCGAATTGCCTCTGAACTGTCACACGAAGTAGCTAAGCTCACTGCACAACATATAAGTATTACAGAGAAGATGGGCAAGTACGCGAAGAAGACTCGCAAAGCAGTTCCTGTTAAAGTTCATTTTTATGTTGGTTCTTGAGGTTAGAAAGGTTTGTTAGTTATGGCGGACTTTGTCTTTAATATTAGTAAGGGTCGTGTTGCCGAGTTGGCAAACCGAGTTAATGCTAACGATCCTACAGAGGCCTCTCTTCTTGTTCTTGTACTAGCGACATCAGGTCTTGAATCTGATGCAACGCTTATTGATAAGGATGATTTTGCTGCTGTTGTTTCTGGTACTACGAATGAGGTCACTAACTCTGGTTATGCGCGCAAACAGCTTACTGAAGCAGGCGGCACTACTGTTACTACGGACGACAGTAACGACCGTGTGGACGTAGATATCCCTGACCAAACATGGACTGCTGTAGCTGCTGGTGATGGTTGGTCTAAGTTGATTGTTGGTTATCGACCAACTAACGCAGGTGCTGACAGCACAATTGTTCCATTGACAGCCCATGATTTTGTTGTGACCCCTGACGGCTCAGATATAACAGCCCAGATTGCTTCTGGTGGCTTCTTCAGGGCTTCTTGATATTTATGGGCTGTCATAGTCTGACTTGCTCAAGACTGCTGAGCTGGACTCAGTCCAAAATCTGAGCGCAGACAAAATTTGGGTCAAAACTTAAGAGTACAATACTTGGGAGGGCAGGCTAATGGGCACTGTCAAGCACCTCCTCCTGCCTGAAGGCGCCGTATTTGCTACTTCTTCCTTCGCCCAACTAGGAAGAGTATACGGTACTAACTTCCCTATTTACTACTTGGCGTATGACGCTGCCGCAACCGAGCGCGCGTTCTGGCACTTCCAAGCTGTGAACTATGGTTCGGGAAACATCACCTGTACTATCAACTGGTATCCGGCTTCCGCCACCACCAACGTAGTGAAGTTTGAGACTGCGATTGCGGCGATCACCCCCAATTCAGATGCTACGGATGTAGAAACCAAGGCTTTTGCCACGGCTCAAACAGGTACGGATACAGTGCTAGGTGGTAACAGAGCGCATAGTGTTGATATCACTGTATCCAACCTGGATAGCGTTGCAGCAGATGACTGGGTATGGTTCAGGATTAGCCGTTTGGGAGCAGACGCAGCAGACACAATGACGGGAGACGCAGTCCTCGTGTCAGCTGTGTTGTCCTACTCCGATGCCTAAGAAGGGAGTAGGACGTGTCTATTTACTTTAGTGGCAGTGGTAGTGCGGCTCGCTATAGTTATAACACTCCGTGGGGTTCTGTCTCAGCATTTTCCATTGCGTGTTGGATGCGTATCGAGATAGATAGAAACGATTTTTCTACGGTTTGGTCTCTTTACACAACCACAACCAATTTTGTAGCACTAAGACTAGACGGTTCCGGCACGTTTATGGAGCTTACCTCTGCTGGTACTCCTAATATTTATATGGCACCAGGGACACTGACTGTTGGTACATGGTATTATTTTGGGTTTTCTTATACAGGCAGTGGGACATGCCGACTAGTCTATAGAGCAGCAAACGCTACAACTTTTTCGCAGCTTACCGATACCAGTGACGGCAACCTGACCGCTGATTTCCTCCGAATTGCCGATGATCACAACGGAGGAAACTGGCTTAATGGTCATATAACAGCTAACAAGATATGGATAGGCACTGCTCTTACTCAGAGTGAACTTGAGAATGAGTCATATACCTATCAGCCAGTTTCTGGCTCTGTTGAAGCTTACTATCCGTGGATTTCAACTTCTGGCGCTACAGTAGACTTTGCGGGTAATTCAAATACCTTGAGTTTTATTGGTTCACCGGCTAGTGATGTTACTGTTATTCCTCATATTTCTTGGTGGAGTCAGACTCCTCAGAAGTATTTCTTGCCAAAGCATGTTTATGTTGCTGTTGGTCAGACAACAGAGACGGATCTAGCTCGACGCCTAGCCATTAATGTTGGTAAGGCCAGGGAAACCGACAAATCCAAACGCCAATCAACACGAGTTAACAGGGCTAATCTAACTAACACAGCCCGTGTAATTACAAAGGTCAAGCACAAGTATCCTGGTAAGTCTTCTGAGACTGATAGTATTCCTGTTGGGCCTCCGGCTCTCAAGCACCTGAAGAAGAGAACCAATGGTCAGCTTATTCAGATCAACACGAGCCGTCCGATTACAGCCAAGCAGTCCAAGGTTGTGGCCGTCGCTAAGAAGACGGAAACGGACAAGTCTCGTCGGCTGGCTATCAACGTTGGCAAGGTTCGAGAAACTGATCGCACGCGGCGTGGTCCGTACTATGTTAGTCGGCGCACAGAAACTGATCTTTCTCGGCAGATTAAAGCTCAGCATGTTCGTAAGCCTGGCCAATCAACTGAGACTGATACGAACCCTGTTGGGCCTCCAGCTCTGAAGCATAAGAAGACTAAGGTTGTTAACAAGTCTTCTCACACTACAACAGCACAGTCTGTTCTAAGGGCTTTGTTTGTTGACCGAGCACTTGAGACAGATAAGTCCAGGAGTATTCAGAATAAGCTGATTCTGCGGGCCAGTACTGTTGAGACTGTCTATGATATTATCAATGTCAACAAGCATAATATCATTAATCAGCTAATTGAGACTGATACAGTACGGCTGGTTATCAATCCGCCAGAGCTGGCACTTGAAACAGACACCAGTATGCCAGCTACGGTTAACCGTACTTATGCAACTGGTGGGCCGGTTGAGGAGACACAGACCGCGCAACAAGTTCGTGCGGCGAAGACAGCTTTCTTGCTTCCGACCGAAGAGATCGACAAGTCGGTTAACCTCCCTATCGACGTGGGCGATGCCATCGTTGTGGAGATGGACACGGTAACTCCGCTTGGCAAGCACAAGATGAGGCTTGTGCACTGGCCGCTGGTTCATATTTGTCGGACGGTATATAAGGTCTTCGAGATTGATCGGCTCAACAAGCCGATGCTGGGCTTGAAGAAGGCCATTGAGCCGGACACTGCTCCTC